GTCCAATAGTAATTGTGTAAACAGTGTTGGGGTTAAAAGTTCTTGAAGATTGTGAACCCGATCCTCCACCTGATGTTTCAGAAGCATAAGAGTTTCTATATCCTCCTGCACCTGCTCCTCCGCCATCAGCAGAATTGGGTGAAGCTCCGCCACCGCCACCGCCACCTCCGATGACTAAGTAATCAACAGAATATGGTGTAGGTACAAAAGCACCTCTAAATTGACCAACAGAAATTTGTCCTGAAGATGGAATAGGCCCATTGGGAGCAACAACTCCTGCAGGAACGTTTGCTCCTCCAGAATAATACTCAGACATAGATATTGGATTAGATCCACCAAACTCTGTTTGTATATCGGACAATCCAACGTTTGTACTAGGTACAGCCATCTTATTTCTCCTTACTTAATTTCTCTACTTTATCTGTTAATACTTTAACAGCTTCTATTAATAAACATGTTAGTCTATCATATTTTACAGCTTTAACACCATCTGGTCTTTGTGCAACTGCTTCTGGTAAAACTTTTTCAACTTCTTGAGCAATTACACCAACATCTTTTTTTCTAACAAAATACCCATCTTCACCACCTCTTTGATCTATATATTCTTTTTTCCAATCAAATAATACACCATTTAATTTTTTTAAAGACTCTATTGGATCAGGTATGTTTGTGATATTTTCTTTAAGTGCAACATCAGAGGAATAAAAAGCAGTAACATCATTAGTCGCTCTAATTTCTCCTGTAGTTCCTGAAGCAGCAGTTCCAACTCCAAATGAATCAAATTGTACGTCATTACCTGTTCCTAAACCTATGGAAGTTCTAGCTGTTGCTCCAGATTCAGCAACAAAAGTTGACCCATTTCCAACTATGAAATTTCCATTAGTAGTTGCTAATCCTGCAATATTTGTAAGTTCAGTATTGTAAGCTTGAACGTCCGTTCCTACAGTTAAACCTGCCAATTGATTTGAAATTTCTACAATATTGGTTCCATCAGAATAGACTATAGCTGCATTTTTTTCTGTAGTTCCAAATGTAAAGCCTGTTCCTGAAACAGTTTTAAATTGAACTGTAAAAGCTCCTGTTGTTCCATTTATTAAAATATAAGTTTTTTCAATTGAATCAGGAATTGTTACAATTTGATTGCCTGTAATTGTTCCTGTAAATTTTATAACAGCATTTCTTGCATTAGATAAAGTAGCATCCGTCATAGCAAGAGGAGTTGTTTGAGCTACTCCTGCAATAGATACTTCTTGATATCCAGCAATTGCTTGCTGTACTAGTTCTAAATTTGTATTAGTTTTATCGCCCCATGTCCCAGAGTTTTCCCCTGTGACCATTAACTCTAAACCTAATTCTGAATAACTTGATGGCATAATTTAATTATATCCTTATTAAGCTGCTCTATCAACCTCAGTCCATTTATTATTAACCCCAGGATTTATTTCACTCCAAGCGGTAATGAGTACAGAACCCGATGCCGTTGACATTGAAACACCTGTGGTTTCAGCACTTGCATCATCTGCGGTTGCTTGACCTACAGCGGTTGATAATTCTACACCTGATACAGTGTACGTTGAATTATGGTCTACGTCACCCACTGCTGTCGTTAATTGAATTCCTGTAACAGAAACGTTTCCTGTACCTGTTAAACTTACATCTCCCGCTACAGAATTTAAATTAATTCCAGTGACAGCAACATCAGCATCTGCATCCGTGTCTTCGTTTCCAATAAAGGTATTTAAAGCAATTCCTGTTACAGGAACATCCGCGTTTGCTCTAGCAATCTCATTTCCAATTTGGAATGTTAAACTAACTCCTGTAGTAGGAACTTCAGTTAGAGGGAAAGCTTCAACGTCACCTGCAGATGGTGTTAAATTAATTCCAGTAACAGAAACATTAGCATCTGCGTCTGTATCTTCATTACCTATAGTGGTCGTTAATAAGTTTGTTGCAGGTATGATATCAGCATTAGCTGTTACAATAACATTTTCAGGTGCAATAGTGCTTGGACTTTCTGAAGCAAAAGGTGCCTCAGCAAAAGCTGTTAAAGTGTCTTCGTAAGTTGTAATATTTGTAACAGTTAAATTACCCGCTGAAGTAACTTCAACTGTAATATCGGTAAAAGATTCTTCATCACCAACTGCAAAAGTTAATGAATTTCCTGTTAAAGATACATCAACAACAGAGCTTCCATTAGCTGTATCTACAGCACTTGTTAAACTTTCTCCTGTAACATTAACGTCTGCATTCGCCTGTGCAGTTGAATTTTCAATTTGAGAAGTTAAAGCTATTCCACTTGGGTAAGCAATTACATCCGAAGCTTCTGCACCAAAAGGTGTCTCTGAATATGCACTAACTCCTAGAGCCATAAATTAGGCTCCTTTTTTAAGTTCTTCTATTTCTTTTTTAAGTTCTTTTACAGATTCAATTAATACTGCACAAAGTCTTTCATATCGAACTGCTTTAGATCCATCTTCTCTTGTTGCAACAAGTTCAGGTAAAACTGCTTCTACATCTTGTGCAATTACCCCAACTTCTTTTTCATCTTTTAGATGTGCATTTTTTTCTAAAGCTTCTTTTGTCCAGTTATAGTAAACACCATTTAATTTAGAAACCTTATCTAAAGAATTATCAATGTTTACAATATTTTGTTTTAAATTTCTATCAGAAGTGTTAAAAGCTGTAATATCTCCTGTGGCTGTGATAGCACCTGTTACTGCTAAAGTAGATCCATCAAATGTCATATTTGCTTCTGCATTCATACCATCAGTGCCAGTTGCAGTAACAACTCTGTTGTTTGAACCATTGGTCATGAAGTCAGATACATCAACAGAAATAGAGTCTGCTGCAACGTCAATACCAGTCCCCGCACCAACGGCTAGTGATCCAGATGTTGTAACAGATCCTGTTAATCCATTTCCACCCGTAACTGAAGTTACAGTACCTGTATTTGTAGTAAATCCAGAGTCATTATTAAATCCTGAAATATTAATATTTGCTTTTGTTAATTTCTTTTGAGCATTTACGGAGTCTACTACAACAAAAAAATCTCCGTCTGCATCTGAAGTGGAAGTTGTAAGTTCGGATAAATCAACATCAATCGCATCTGCTGTGACATCAATAAGAGCACCTGCTCCAACATTTAATGTTACATCTCCAGAAGCTCCACCACCTGTTAAACCATTTCCCGCTGTAACTCCTGTAATATCACCAACGTTAATAGAGCCACCTAAAGCAGTTGGGGTTCCGTTGATTGTAATTGAATCATTAGCTAAAGCTGTGTTTGGAATAGCACTTAATCTATCATTAGGAACCGTTCCACTTGCTAAATCCGAAGCATCTAAATTAGTTAAATTTGCTCCACTGATTGCTGGTAAAGTCGCTGGAAACCTTGCATCAGGAACCGTTCCTGAAGATAAGTTAGAAGCATTTAAAGAAGATCCATCAATAAATCCACTGTCATTATTAAACCCTGAAATAGCTATGTTGCCTTTAGTTAATTTCTTTTGAGCACCTACTGAATCTACAACTGCGAAAAAATCACCATCAGCATCAGCTGTAGAAGTTGTTAATTCATTTAGATCTACTGCTAAAGTTGGAGTAGACCCTTCGCCAGAAGCTGCTCCTGTGATACCTTCTCCTGCAGTAATAGTTGCTACATAGTCTCCAGTAGTATCTGTCGTTAATGTAACTGTGTTTAATTCTGCAATTGATCCTAGTCCTAATGTCGTTCTTTGTGCTGCAGCATCCGCATCATCTAATAATGCTTTACCTGCAGTTGTTAAATCAAAAGTTCCTGCAGTGCCTGAACCTGTAAATTGAATACCTTTATCTGCTGCTGAAGTTAATCCTCCAATTGCAGCAAGTTCTGCATCAAGTCTTGCATTAGCTACTGTTCCAGTTGCTAAATTATCTGCATTTAAATTTGTTAAGTTAGACCCATTGTTTGCAACAATGTTTCCACTTGAATCAAGGATAACGGCTTTGGATGCTGGTAATGTACAAAATACATTTTTAGTTCCTGCAGAAAAGTTTACTTTAGCATCACTATTAGATGATGATATAATTGTGTCTCTTGATAAAGTACCTGCACCAACAGTTCCAAGTCCTACTTCAAATTCACCGTTTGAGTTTACAATTGAGTAATACGTTGTGTTTGTATTTCCAATTGCAGATGAAAAAGTTTCAAAACCAGATACTGCTCCTGCAAGTGTAAAAGTTACCGTACCAGTAGTGCTAGAGGTTTCTTTTACTCTATCATTAACAACCAAAGCCATTTAAACTCCTTTATGATATTCTTAAAATTGCAGCAGATGTCGTAAAGTCAGGGAATTGGATAGTAAATGTTCCTGATGTTGCAGTTTTATCACCACCAAAATCCAAAACACAAACTGATGGATCACCAGCTACTGTGTCGTTATAAATTACTGCACCTCTCGCTGTTAATGTTACCCCTGTAAATGATAAATCATTAAAATCAACGATCGCTACGCCTGATGCAACAGAAGTTTGTTGACCAGTTAATACTCCGCCACCAGCTGTATATTGTCCCGATGGTGCCACTTCGCTTCCTGTTGTGTATGAAGTTGTCGCTGCGGATAAATTTGCAACTGATGTATAAAGTGCTAATTTAAAAGTGTTTCCACCTGTATCTAAATCATGTACTCCGTCTAATAACTCTTTTTTAAAAGAATTTGTTACTGCTTGTGATATTGCCATGTTATTACTCCTTATATTTAATTATTGGGTGAAGGTGAAGGTATTTTAACCCTTGGTACTCCATCCACAAATTCGTCTCTTCTTCTTCTGCCCATTTGTTCTAAAGCATAAGATTGAATAGCTTCATTATACCTGTTTTGATATAAGTTGTACATATCGGCAGGTCCTTTTAAGTAACCATAAGCTTCAACTAAACAAGCATATAAAATTAAATCAGGCGCTTTATTAGATAATTCTGTAGTTTGATTTGTAGTACTTAAAGCAGGGGGAGTTACAATGTAATTAAGTTGAATTACATATGCGGAATTAGGTGTTGGAGCTACAACAATACTATTTGCATCCCAATTAGCCCAATATTTAGGCAATCCTGTTGTTCCACCATTATTATACTCTGAAATAAAACTAGTATCTCTTTTATCTAAAAAAGTTCTATCGGAACCATTAATCACCTGCACAGATCTGATAATTTGCGTATCTGGTAAAGTGACATATCTGTTACCACTGGTAAAATTAGAGGTAGCATATTTTCTAGCATAATCAGCATCTACTTCTCTAAATATTCTAAATTCAGCATCTCTAATAAAACCGTTAACAATAGTAGACGTTAATACATTTGAATCAACTTCTGTATAATCTCTAATTTTTTGTACAAGTTCTGCGTAAGTCATATTATGTAATTGTTATTGTAACATTTCCTACTCTAGTTCCAACCTGTCTCTTATTATTTTCTTCAAGAGGTGAAGTTGAGGGTTGCATTCCATTTGAAGTAAATTGACCATCCCAATATTGTGGATCAAGGTACACGGTTACTGGTGCAGCTCTTTGTGGTCTAGCATTCCATAAAGCGATAGGATCAGCTTTTTTAGGTCTAGGATCTAATTGTGGATGTTTAGCTTCAAACTCTGAAATATGCACCCATGAACCATTCCATTCTTTTACCATTTCTTTATATGGAAAAGCTTGTCCTGATCTATCTGATATGGATTGTGCGAATCTTCCTTTAGCGTATGCCATTATGACCCCTGTGGAAAGTAAACATTAGGTGTGATGTAAACAGAAGTTCTTTGTCCATCTTCTTCTAACGCTCTTTTTAATTCATCTTCGTATAATAATTTTAATGCTTGTATTCTATCAGGTGCAATTTTTTGTGATAAATAAAATGCTAAACCTGAAACCATGCATGGATAAAATCTGTAAGGCATATCCGTTGTGTTTGAATAAGCTCCTGCATCTTCAATTCTAGCAATGTAATAATAAAAAACATTTGTAACTGCAGAAGTATCTGGAGCTAAATATAAAGTTATAGTTGGTGCAATTTGTCTATTAACATAATACTGAGAAGGTGTTCCTGAATCAGATTTATTTGGAATTGCAATGTATTCAGATCTAGAAATTTTAGTTAAGGATTGTTGTGTACCCCCTGTCGTAGTTACAACCATTTCTAATACATCACTACAATCATTAGGTGTAGTGTATGTTGCTTGTCCATTAACTAAAGTTTCAGTTCGTGACTTTACTTTCCAAAGGTTAATACCTCTGTTACCCCATTCTGAAAATAAAAGATTTAAACTTCTTCTTGCTGATTTAATATCGTGACCAGAATTAGTTCTTACGCCACATCTTTCGTAGGCTTCTTCGATTGTTTCATCAATCGTAATATTAAAACTTGTAGTCCCAGATGTAGCCATGTCATAGCCTTACGCTTTAATTGCTTTTTGTAAATGCAGTGGTAACGTCTTTTGTTTTTCAGTTAACTTTCCAGTTTTAGCTTTAATCATACCAGTCATTTTATAATTTTTATGACCGCCTCCTATAGCCATACCACCTGACATTTTAGAATTTTTTTTAGATTCTTTTAATTGATCTTTTATCATACCTTTAAGTGTTTCTCCTCCTGCTAAATTAATTCTTCTTTCTATATAAGAATCAATATCA